CCGTAATGGAATACGATGACCGCAACAACGTCCATAAGCGCCGCCGTGAAGGTTGGGAGCTTGTACGGGCGGAAGATTACCCTGATTTTGATGCACCTGTCATTGATGAAGGAAAGAACGCTGGCGTAATCGGCGTAGGTGGTTTGGTTCTTGCCAGAATACCTGAAGAGATTGTGGAACAGCGTGATGCACATTACCGTAGTGTCACAGAAAATCAAATGGAAGCTGTAGATAGAGACTGGATGCGTGAGTCCAATGCGGCCATGCCCAAGCTAAATCCGCAGCGTTCAAGTCAAGTAACTTTTGGCTCAAGAGGCCAAAAATAAACTCGTAAGGAGAGTTCAAAATGGCAAATAAAGATGCTGCCTTTGGTCTGCGCCCAGCGCGGATGATGAACGGCTCAGCCTTTATGAACCAACAGAACCGCTATCGTATCGCTTCTGGCGCTACAACTGCAATTTTCCAAGGCGACCTAGTGGAAACACTGACTGCCGGAACAATTGGGGTTAAAGCCGCAGGCGAAACCGATGCTGCTCTGGGTGTGTTCAACGGCTGTCGTTACACTGACCCAACCACGAAAAAGGAAACTTTTTCAAACTTCTACCCTGGCTCAATTGCTGCTTCTGACATTGAAGCATTCGTAATTGACGCACCAGACGTAGTTTATGAAATCCAGGCTGACGCTGCAATGCCAGTAACAGACCTGTTCGGTAACTTTGACATTGTTGTTGGCACAGGCGACACAAATTCAGGGCTTTCACGCACTGAAATTGGTGTTTCAACTGGTGCGACCACTGCAACACTGCCTCTGAAAGCGATTGATATTTCGCAAGACCCAGAGAACAGTGACACTGGCTCAGCTAACACAAACGTCATGGTTGTTATCAATAATCATTTGCTGTCTGCTGGCACAGTTGGCTTGGCATAAGGGGACTAGATAATGGCTATTTCAAGAGCACAGCTAGTTAAAGAACTAGAGCCAGGCCTGAACGCCCTGTTCGGCATGGAATATGACCGCTATGACGCGGAACACGCTGAAATTTACGACACCGAATCATCAGACCGTGCGTTTGAAGAGGAAGTAATGCTCGTAGGTTTTGGAAACGCCCAAACCAAACAAGAAGGTGCAGGCGTATCTTTCGACAGCGCTTCAGAAGCATACACAGCACGTTACAGCCATGAGACTATCTCATTGGCATTCGCGCTGACTGAAGAAGCAATGGAAGATAACCTGTATGACCGTCTTGGTGCACGTTACACACGCGCACTGGCACGTTCAATGGCACACACCAAGCAAGTTAAAGCTGCCGCAACGCTGAACAATGCGTTTGACAGCAGCTTCGCTGGTGGCGATGGCAAAGAGCTTTGTGCAACTGACCACCCGCTTGCTGGTGGTGGCACATTCCGCAACGAGCCATCAACTGCTGCTGACCTCAACGAAACTTCACTTGAGAATGCTCTGATTGACATCTCAACTTTCGTTGACGAGCGTAACTTGATTATCGCCCTGCGCGGTACCAAGCTTATCGTTCCACCACAGCTTCAGTTTGTTGCTGACCGTCTGCTGGAATCTACACTGCGTGTAGGTACCGCCGACAACGATGTGAACGCTATCCGCAACATGGGTATGCTGCCAGAGGGTTACACTGTTAACCACTTCTTGACAGACCCAGATGCGTTCTTCATCAAGACAGACGCTCCAAACGGCTTCAAGCACTTTGAGCGTACTCCAATGACCACAGGCATGGAAGCTGACTTCGACTCAGGTAACATGCGGTTTAAAGCTCGTGAGCGTTATAGCTTCGGTTATTCTGACCCACGCGCAGTGTTCGGTTCACCGGGCGCCTAAAGAACCCCTCCCTTGTTTTCGTACTTGGGACGTAAGGGCGGCTTCACAGCCGCCCTTTTTTATTATATACTTAGCTATCCCTGACAGTCGCATGGTGCGGCTGACACTAGCCACGACAGGAGATAATCATGGCTCGCACAACTTTTTCAGGTCCAGTTAAGTCAAACACTGCTTTCTGGGCAAACCCAATCCTTTTTGCAGACCTACCTACTGCCTCAGCAGACAACGAAGGGTACATTTATTATGTATCAAATGCGTTGAAAGCTTCTGAGACAGCAACAAACGGTACAGGCAACATTGTGTTTTCTGACGGTTCTAACTGGATTCGCGTAGACACAGGCGCAACCGCCGCTGCTTAATAGGAGGCTATTATGGCTGGTCCAGTAAAAGCCTTTAATTTCGACCAAGGCGATACCGCCGCTGTAGTCGGCGCCGCACGTTCTCGTGTCCGTCAGGTCGTTATATATGCCGCTGCTGCGGGTGCATTGACTATAAAAAATGGTTCAGCTTCTGGTGAGGTTTTGCTTCAGCAAAGCTTTGGCATTGGGAACCATGTTATGAATATTCCTGATGATGGCATTATTGCCACGGAAGGATGTTTTGTAGCAGCTTTGTCAGGCACAAACAACAAACTAACAATCTTCCTGTCATAGGAGACTGTTATGCCCCACGAGATACGCTCTATAACCCAGGTTGGTACATCTGAACCATTTGAGTTACAGGTGTCTCGTGGGCAAATTACTTTACATTACAACCTTCATAAGTTTGGTTTTAATTCTCTTGTTCAGAACGTAGAGGAAACCATTTGGGATGTGGGCGGTATATATGCCTACCCATCTTCTGCTGTAAAGATGACAGCGACTAGCACAGATGGCGCTAATGATGAAGATGTGCAAGTAACCATTCAAGGCCTTGATGCAGATTATAATGAGCTGTCTGAAACGGTGACGCTTGATGGTTCAGGAACAGCAGAGACAAATAGTTTCTTCTTGCGTGTAAACAGAGCGTTTATTGCTGGCTCACAAGAGCCTTCAGGTACCATCAACATTACTAACGCCTCCACTACATACGCACGCATAACTTTGGGCGAGAATCAAAGTTTAATGGCTATATGGACTGTACCCGCTGGTTATACCGCGTATATGTTCCAAAACAATACAACTTGTTACACTGAGCAAAACAATAAGTTCGGCATCACAAAGCTTGTCACGAGAGAGCCTGGCGGCGTATTCAGAACACAAGACAAACATACTGTTGTTTTGAGTCAAAATGTTGTTGATTACCTAATTCCTAAGTCTATCCCAGAAAAAACTGATATTGAAATGAGAGCTATTGCCAGTAGCTCAAACGCGAACCTACAGGTTTCCGCAAGCTTTGATATCGTGTACATTAAGAATGAGGTAGGTGTATAATGGCACGCAAAAAAGAAAAGCCCATTCGCAAGACCACTGGTAAGGGCGGTAATTACCGCAAGACCAAAGCTGGCGCGGGTATGACAAAGAAGGGCGTTGCAGCTTATCGCAAAGCAAATCCTGGCTCAAAGTTAAAGACCGCCGTAACGGGTAAGGTTAAAAAAGGTTCGGCTGCTGCAAAGCGCCGCAAATCATTCTGCGCTCGTAGCGCTGGTCAAATGAAGAAGTTTCCGAAGGCGGCCAAAAATCCTAACAGCCGTCTGAGACAAGCGAGGCGGAGATGGAAGTGCTAGTTAAAATATTAATAGCTGTAATAGGCTTTTTCACAGCATTGTCAGTGCCATTTATTGGCTGGGTTGGGATTAGCATTGTTGATATGAAGGTTGACTTGGCGGAAACGCATGCGAAGGTTGATGCAAATTATCAAATGATTAGACCCATATGGGAAAAATTTATTTCGGAGAAAAGTGTTGCCAATTTCACGCTCGCAGATGTCCCAGCAAATCAGCAAGCCGGGGAGTAAGAAGATGCCAAAAGATGCTTGTTATAAAAAAGTAAAAGCGCGTTACCGCGTGTTTCCTAGCGCGTATGCAAGCGGCGCCATTGCAAAGTGCCGTAAAGTTGGCGCAAAAAATTGGGGAAACAAATCTAAAGCGAAGAAAATGCGCGGCGGCGGTGCCGTTATGAGAGACAAGCCAACATCTATGTATTAATGGGTCGAATATGGCGGTTAGAAAAACAAAAGCTGGAGCTAGTCTCAAGCGGTGGTTCAAAGAGGACTGGAAGGATGTCCGCACGGGGAAGGCGTGTGGCCGTAGCAAAGGTGAAAAACGGGGTACTCCATATTGTCGCCCCTCTAAAAGAGTCTCTTCTAAAACCCCCAAAACATCCAAAGAGATGACTGCTGCCGAAAAACGTAGTAGGATATCACAAAAGAAGCGTATAGGTCAGCCAGCAGGGAAGCCGCGCCGTGTAAAGTCTCTAAAGAGAAAGAAAAAGTAAATGGCAGTATCAGGCTCTACAAATTTTGAACTAGATGTATCTGACTACATTGAAGAAGCTTTTGAGCGTTGTGGGCTGGAAGTTAAGACAGGTTATGACCTAAAGACCGCTAAGCGCTCTATGAACCTTATGTTTGCTGAGTGGGCAAACAGAGGGCTTAATCAATGGACAATTGTTCAGCGAACTCAGGCTTTAACCACTGGTACATCTTCTTATTCTCTAGACAATGATGTTATTGATGTTCTTTCGATGGTTGTGCGCCGCAGCGGCACAGACATTAGTATAGAGAAAATAAGCCGTGATGAGTTTTTAAATATCCCGAACAAAAGTACGGAAGGGCGCCCAAGCCAATTTTTTATTGATAGACAGGTAACGCCTGTTCTTAAAGTGTGGCCTGCGCCTGAGAATAGCACAGATGTATTAATTTACGATTGTTTGACACGGTTGGATGATGCCGACACGTTTACCAATACTGTTGATGTTCCATTCAGGTTCTATCCGTGTCTTGCGGCTGGATTGGCCTACTACCTCGCTATTAAGCGTGCGCCAGACCGTATTCAATTGCTAAAGTCTGTATATGAGGAAGAGTTTGATAGGGCTCTGTCAGAGGACAGAGACAGAGCTTCCTTCAATGTGGCGCCTAACCTTAGATACTATAGGGTCTGATAAATGGCAAAATATGCTGCTGGTAAATACGCTTACGGCATATCAGACCGTTCTGGCTTTCGCTATCGCTTAAAGGATATGCGAAGAGAGTGGACGGGATTTCTGGTTGGCAAGGACGAGTGGGAGCCAAAGCACCCACAGCTAGAGCCTAAAAGGCATCCTACGGATGCGGAGGCCTTGCGCGACCCCAGGCCAGACACAAACAATATAATGTCTGCTACAATTACTTTTCCTACGTTTGATTTAACAACATTAAAATATATACCTACAGTGAAGGCTACATCTTCTGTAGGAACCGTAACGCTTCTTGGGGTGGTGGAGACAGTCAACCCGACAGGAGTTTCTGCTACCTCTGCTGCTGGCTCTGTAACCATCTCAACAACAAGTGTGGTTATAGCTCAGACTTTCGCTGTGACTGTAGCTTCGTATCTGGGAGCTAATAAGTATTATATTGATAGCGTCAGGCAGGATACAGTTAATTTAAATGAAGGAAGCACATATAGGTTTGACCAGTCTGACAGTAGCAACTCAGGTCATCCGCTCAGACTATCAACAACCTCTGATGGCACGCATGGCGGCGGTACCGAGTACCTTACAGGAGTTGTAAAGGTAGGCATACCAGGTTCTCCTGGTGCCTATACACAGATAACAGTAGCCACAGGGGCGCCAACACTGTACTATTACTGCCAGGTACATAGCGGTATGGGCGGGCAGGCGAATACACCATGACTTACAATCTAACGCAGTTGAAGCAAGCTATTCAGGATTATACTGAAAACAGCGAAACTACTTTTGTTAACAATTTAGATAACATTATTCGCAATGCTGAAGAGCGCATTCTAAAGCTTGTGGATTTGGATTACTTTAGAAAAAACGCCACTGCAAATATGGCTACAGGAAACAAGTACCTGAGCGTTCCGGGAGATTACCTTTCCAGCTTTTCATTTGCTTTTACAGATTCTAATGGCGATACGCAGTTTTTATTGCAAAAAGATGTCAATTTTCTGCAAGAGTACGCGCCGGACTCGTCTGTGACAGGTGTGCCTAAGTATTATGCTCAATTTGATATTGATAATTTTATTATGGCGCCTACGCCAGACAGCAGCTATGTTGTAGAAATACATTATTTTTACAGGCCAAACTCAATAACAGGCTCCGCGCAAACTTCTTGGTTTGGCGATAACGCTCCAGATGTTTTGTTATACGCAAGTCTTGTTGAAGCTTATACCTTTATGAAGGGCGAGGCAGACATGCTTCAATTGTACGAGTCAAGATTTGCTGAGTGCATCTCAAGACTTAAAAACTATGGAGAAGGCCTAGAGAACACTGATGCGTATAGAGAGGGTCTTGTTCGCATACGCAAAACTTAGGCACTTAGCTTGGAGGGGCAATGCAATCAACATCTATATCTAAACACTCTTTTAAAACGCGAGCCTCAATATTCCATGACAGTCTTGGTCAGGAACATTGTGACCTGGTTCTTTCTGCGTATAGTGAGTCCCAAAAAATAGATAACACGGGACCAAAAAGAGACAATCTTTTAAACACGGAAAGAACTGGCTGGGACATCCATAAAAATCCTTTAGCTAATAGCGTTTGGAAGGAAGTCTCTTATAGATTTTCTCAGTTGTTCCATGATGATATGTTTCACCCAGGTTTAGAGTTCGTAGAGTTAAATGTCTTTGAGTCATGGATTGGGGTTTCTCAAGAAAATGCTGTCGTAGAGCCACATCATCACGGCGCCTGTCCTTTTTCTTGGTCTTTTGTATTTTACGCTAAAATACCAAACCTACACTCTTCTTTAAACTTTGTGGATTTTAGCTATGACCATTTAAAAATAAAGGTTAGAGAAGGGGACGTTTTATGGTTCCCTTCTAATATTGGTCATTATTCTAATGACACTGCTCCAGGAAGAACTGTATTTTCAGGAAACTTTTCTGTATCAATGAACATGAAGGGAAATTAGATGTTAGATGCAAGCTTAGAGGGTAAAGAAATAGCTATTGTCGCGCTGGGGGGGAGTTTTTCTGACTTTGTTTATGCGCGTATGAATTCACAGCATTTTGATGAAATATGGGGAATCAACTGCATTGGCGGCATATTTCACGTTGACCGCACATTTATGATGGACCCAGCGGCGCGTTTTCTTGATGATGTTAAAGCTGGCACCCAAACGGGCATCGCTGAAGAGTTTTTGTTAAAAACCCCTAGCAAGGGGCCTATATATTCTTGTTGCCTTGATGATAGGGTTCCTGAGATTATTGAATACCCTTTAGAAGAAGTTATAACCGCAACTAAATTTAGTTACTTCAACAATACAGTTGCATACGCAGTGGCCTTTGCAGTCGCTCAAAATGTTAGCAAAATATATATGTATGGTGTTGATTTTAGCTACAGGCAAAACCTTCATTTCGCGGAAGCTGGTAGGTCATGCGTAGAGTTTTGGTGCGCTATGGCCCTAGCTAATGGTATTTCCATACAAGTGGCGCCGCATTCTGGGCTTCTTGATACTAATGTTCCTGAAGATGAAAAGATATATGGGTATCATCGCCTTGATGACCCCCTTGTTCAGAGGGTAACTGATGGGGAATTAATCATATCTAAAAAGTCAAAAATGTCTGAGTTTGAAAGTGAAAATGGTTTGTCATCACCAGAGCCTTTGGATGGCAGAGAGCCTGTTCTTATTGGCAGGCATGATGTTAAGGGTGTTACATACCATGATTGAGGTGGATTTATTCCCTGTTAAGTGTTTCTTACTGGAGGTTTCCTCGCCGCAAGAAATCCTTAACGAATGTCTTGAGAAGAAAGAGTCTATAAAAGATGTGGATTTTTCAAACAACTTAACTTGGCATAAAAATCATTTTACTGATTACTCAAGCCCCGTGAAAATATTTTCGTTTGAAAATCAAATCAAAGAGGCGCTAACTTCCTTTCACAAAAAAACAGGTCTAACAGTTTCTTTGATAGAATATTGGACAGCTTTTTATGGAGAGGGCGCCGTGCATGAACCACATGTCCATAATATAAGTATTTTTGATAGTATAAATTACTCTGGGGTTTTGTATTTAACGGGACAGGGTGGGACATCTTTTTTTTGTAATCATGGGCTTAGTAAAGAAACAACAGCTACCACAGACGGAAAGCCTGGAAGTGCGTTTTTGTTTCCCGCAGCTTTGCCTCATACTTTCAGTAAAGAAGGTGAAGGGGAGAGAGTTGTAATGTCGTTTAATTTAAATATACATGGGTCAATATAATGATTAGTTTTCCAACAGAAATACAAGTAGCCAAAGTAAATGTGATGACTTCTGATGAAGGTGGTCACAGCACCGAACAAATTGTTGAGCTAGCTATGGACAGGATACTAAAAGTTTCTGAAACCGCCCCGCCAGCGATTAAAGAACAGGCCGAAGCCTTCCAAAACAACATACGTCAGGTGCTCTATGATTACATGGAGTTGGCAAGGCGCGAGGAGCGTGGTACAATCGCTCAGAGAATGGCTAAATCCGGCCATAATGAAATAGCTGACCTTGTAAGGAGAATTTAATGGCTATCACTCAGGCAATGTGTACCTCGTTTAAGACACAGCTTCTTACAGGAACACACGATTTTACAAATGGTTCTGGCGGCACGTTTAAGTTAGCTTTGTACGCAATTAGCGGTGGCGGTAAGTCGTCAACAACAGCTACTTTGGGCGCGTCTACAACTGCATTCAGCACAACTGGTGAGGTTGCTTCATCTGGCTCATACGCAACTGGCGGCGGCACGTTAACAAATGTCACCCCTAGTGCAGATGGTACAACCGCAATCACTGACTTTAATGATGTTAGCTTCACAACAGCTACAATTACTGCTCGCGGTGCGTTGATTTACAATTCGTCTGCCACAAATGCAGCGGTTGCAGCTTTGGACTTTGGTGGCGATAAGACATCAACAGCCGGAACTTTTACAATTCAGTTTCCAACTGCTGACGCTTCTAACGCGATTATCCGTATCGCCTAACGGAGCCAATCATGGCAAATGTTACTGGTTGGGGTAGAGGCACATGGGGCGAAGGGGCCTGGAATGAAGAAATTCCAGTCCTTGTCACAGGCCTATCTTCAACCAGTGGCCTTGGTTCTGTTGGCATAACGGCTGGCGCCCTTGTTGCAGAAGATTCTGTGTCAGGAGCATCAGCCGTTGGAGATGTCAGCAGCGATACATTCCAAGTTGTTAGGCCATCTGCTACAACAGGCACAGGCGAAGTCACCGCGCCTTCTATTCTGGGTGATGCAAGCTTCTCAATTACTGGTGTAGCTGGCACATCTGCCGTTGGTACGGTTGATGCTCAATCTGTTGCTGAAGTTACGGGTGTTTCTGCCACAGGCGGCACAGGAACAATAATCATGACAGGCACTGCTAATGTGGCGCCTGCGGGTGTAGAAGATACAGGGCAAATTGGCACACCGTTTATTTTCCTAGAGCAAAAAATAACCGCTCCGTCATTCCTCGCCACTGCCGAAATTGGCGATGCTTCTATAAAGGGTATTGCAAATATATTTGCAACAGGGATTTCCTCAAGTGCTGATGTTGGCTCTGTGGTACCTTTTGCTGGCTCAGATGTAAATGTTACTGGAGAGGCGGGGACGACATCACTTGGCACAGTGACTCCATTTGCGGGCGCTACACCAAAGCCGTCTGGCGTGTCGGCTATTGGGGCCAATACTTTTGTAGTTACAATAACTGGCGATGCGAACATCACACCAACTGGTGTTGTGGGCTCTATAGACACCTCATCTCCAAATGTATGGAGCCAAATAACTCCAAACACCTCGCAAACATGGAGCGAGGTTGCGGCTTAACGCAAAAAACAGTATATTAGTTTAGTCACTGCAAAGGTTTTATGAAATGGCTAGTACATACACAAATATAGGTATTGAGAAGCCAGGTACAGGCGAACAGGCTGGTACTTGGGGAACAACCACTAATACAAACTTTGATATCATTGACCGCCTCGGCGCCGTGGGTGACATTACTTTATCTGGCACGACACACACACTGACCGCGACAGACGGCTCAGCATCTGAGGCTCAGTACACTCTTCTGAACTTGGGTGGCACTCCTTCAGGCACCAACACTATTACCATTTCACCAAATGACCTCAAGAAGTTTTATGTTGTATATAACGGGTCAGGGCAGACCGCGACATTTACACAAGGCTCTGGTGCAAGCGTCAGTGTTGCTAACGGCGCGTCTAAGATTATCTTCTGTGACGGCGCGGGTGCTGGTGCGGCTGTAACAGATGCAACGAGCGTTCTTTCTGTTCCAACAGACTTGGTAAACGATACGACTCCGCAGTTGGGCGGCAATTTAGATGTTAACGGCAACGAGATTACTTCTGCATCTAGCGGGAACGTGGTCGTAAACCCTGACGGAACAGGCACAATTGAGCTTGAGGCCGCGACAAACATCACTGGAAATTTTGGAGTTACAGGGGTTTCTACTTTCACAGGAAATATTGTTCCTGAAGCAGACGGCACCAGAGACATTGGCACCACGACTGTTCGTTTTGCTAACGTGTTCGCGGACAACTTCACATCTGGTGATATGATTTTGGACAACACCGACAGACCGTTTACAAACAGCATTGATGGCACACAAGGTCGCTGGCGTATTCAGGAGGGCTCAGACAGCTTGTTTATTATTAACGAGGTTTCTGGAGATAAATACAGGTTTGTTTTAGAAAAGGTTTGATTTAGCTGGAGGGGCAAAGATGAATAACGTGAACATAGACCACTATATTGGTGTCTACGACAATGTTTTTGACGAAGAGTATTGCAACAGGGTTATAGACAGATTTGAGTCTATTAACAAAACAGGAGCTTTTTCTTCCGATGGCACGGAACAGTTTAAAGAAGGTTCTTTGGGAAGGCGAGACACAAGTGTTTTTTTTGAGCGAAATGCTCAAGACGTTAGTAATGAAATTCAACAAGCAGTAATGTCTTGTTTCGAGGAGTACAAGAAAACATATGTGGGGTTAAACGACATTCCTCTGGTGTCTTGGTGCTGTAAGGTTCAAAGAACGGGGCACTCTGGTGGGTACCATGTTTGGCATAACGAACATGGTGGGGATATAGGAGCAATGCGGAGAGCCGCAGTTTGGATTTTGTATTTAACAAGTCACGAAGGTTCTGGCGAGACAGAGTTTTTACAACAAGGAGTTAGGGTAGAGCCTAGAGCGGGTAGAGTAGTAATATGGCCCGCAAGCTTTACTCACCCTCACAGAGGCAATCCTGTTTACAACGAAACAAAGTATATTGCCACAGGTTGGTTTGAACATTATTATGATATTGTAAAGGCGTAGGTGAATAAAATGGCTCAGTATGCAATTATAGAAAACGGTGTTTGCTTAAACACTGTTGTTTGTGACCCAGATTCGGCGGATGCGGGATGGATTTTGCTTACTGACAACAATTCTGGTTTTGCGGGCCCTGGCGCCACTTACGACTCTTCTACGGATACTTTCACCGCAGCTGTGGTGTCTTACACCGCAGAAGAGTTAACAGAGATGTCCAAAGAGGCTCTTATGAGTAGTGACTGGACGCAACTACCTGACGTTGGTTTAACTGCCGATAGCGTTATAAATTGGCGTACATACAGGGCTACGCTTAGAGAAATAAAAGATGGCGATAAGGGTTGGTCTGATTGGCCTGAACAGCCTGAAAAGGAGTATGTGTAATGGCTTATATTATTGGAAATACAACAGTTATCGACAATAATGCTGCGTTGGGCGCTGTTGACGGCAATTCTGTTAATCTTGCGAACAACAACAATATTCCAGCAGGCGGAGCGTCTACAGGATTTTTCTCAAGCACTACAAACCAAGCTGTGGTTGGGAGTAGCCTAGCATTTATTATAGGCAGTGGCGGTGGGGGCGGTGGGGCTCGAAACACTCAAAACTTTCAGTCATACGCACCAGCAGGCGGGTCTGGCAGAACGGGTATAGCCGTAGCTGATGTATCTGCTGGAGGGAACGCTACTTACAATGTAGGCGCAGGCGGCAATGCGGGTCCAGCAAGCTACAATAATTCTGGCGGCACTGGTGGAACTAGCGGTATTTCTCATACGCAGACATTCAACTTTCCGGGAGGAAACGGGGGGGCTTGGTCGGGCAATCCTCAATCGACTGGTAGTACACCAGCACCCGGCTTTGCGGGCCCCGGATTATCTAATACTGGCACCAACTCAAACGTAATATATGACGGGTACGGTGCAGGCGGCAACGGCGGTAGATACTACGGTCAAAACAATCCCGGACAAAGTGGGTTTTTGTTTACCATTGGATAATGAAAAGCTCTCTTAAATCCCCAAAAATCGACCACCAGTTTGACAGCATTGGATGGGTGAAACAGCTTGAAATGAACCAAGCTGACGCCCTTAATTTTCTTGCGCCAACTTTTAATTGGTTAGAAGGCAACGTAAATAATTGGGTTAAAAGCGGTATTTTTGAAGAGGAAAATTCTCAGAAAGACCCTTTTAGAAATGGCGAAGATTATGTTGCTAATTGGGAAGAGGCATTTCTTTTCCACGGGTTTACAAATGGAGAGTATTCTTTTTTAACCACACAAATAATGCACCATATCGACAGGTACGGTTTTGTATCTACAGCAACCTATCACTGGCCTGAGAAGAGAAATCCTAAGTACGGTAACAATGAAATAATTGTTCGGCTACAGTACAAAGGGCAAGAGTGCATTACGGACGTAGATAAAAAGGGCGATAAGATTATTCTGGGCGCCACAGAGCCTAGAAGTTATTTGCCCGATGAAGTTGTTAGACTTTTTGATATGGAGTTTGGCACCGCGTAGAATTGTTAGGAGGGGCACATGACAATTACCTTTACAGTACCCGATGAGGTTTTAAAAAAATCCTTTCACGAGTTTGTATCTCCCGTTATGAAAGATAAACCGCTCTGGCTTTCTTATTTGCCTCCTCGAAGAAGCGTTAGGTCGTGCCCTGCTTTTACATGGTTGTTCAAAGATTCTCTACTTGTTCGACTCCCTTGTGATTTGATGATGTTTAAAGAGGGTTCAAATTTCCGCATAGATTCAATGAACCCAACGGTTATGAATGTTCATAGTCACGAGTTAAGCGAGCAGCTCTCAAAAGAACATTCAAAAGAGTTTGTAAACATAAAAATATCTCCCTCTATAAGCTTTAAATCAAAACGGCCTATAAAAGCTGTTCAAATGACCTCTTTTAATTACACTCCAGACTACGAAAACTTGTTTCGTAGTACAGAGGGAGTTTTTCCTTTTATAAAAGAATCCAGTCAATTTAACATAAACACTTTTTTTAAGTTATCAGAGCTTGAAAAAATATCTCGCGGCGCCCATGAAGAGGAAAGTGTTTTATTGCCCGCAGGCACCCCCTTATGCTTGCTGTATTTCCCTGAAGGAATTCCCAAGTACACTGTAAAAGTTGGAGATATAAAGAAAAACGATGTTTTTTATAACTACAGAAACTTTAAAAGCGGTATAGCCAGAATATATTACGAGGCATTTAAAAATGACAAATAGAGGAATTTATGTAGAGGAAAACTTTTTAAACAAAGATGAATGTACGCAGATAATTCAAAATTGCAGGGAGAGTTTGTCTCCCGGAACGGTTGGAGCTTCAAGCAGTGTAAATGAGGAGCTTAGAAGAAGTAATGTTATGATGATAACAAACTCTCTTCAAGAGGCTGACCTATTCCATAAAATAAACAAAAAAATCTGGGAAGTTAATCAAAAATACTTTTTATATGATGTTAGAAAGTTAAACTTTCTTCAGTTTACAGAATACAGTGAAAAGTATTCAGGAAAGTATGATGTTCATGTTGACCTTTGGAATGGAGTAGATTCTGCGGGCGCTGAGTGTTCTCGAAAATTAAGTCTTACAATTCAACTTTCAGAGCCTTCTGACTATGAAGGAGGTGAGCTTTGTTTCCCCGACAATGATATGTACAATTCTGAGTCCGTAAAGGGGCGCGGCACACTTGTTGTGTTCAGCAGCTTTGAGCCTCACGGTGTTACACCAGTAACAAGGGGCGATAGGTATAGCCTGGTTGGATGGGCTTTGGGGCCACACTGGAGATAGACACGCGCTGGTCTATCGAAGTAAAATAGTATAATATGGGGGGCATAGGCATTATGGATAAAAAAATATGGCTCTTACGAAATTACAATTTAGACCAGGTATTAATCGAGAGTTTACATCATATGCTAACGAAGGTGGTTGGTCTGATGGGGACAAGATTAGGTTTCACCTTGGTTTTCCTGAAAAAATTGGCGGTTGGCAGAAATACTCCAGCGCTGCATATTTAGGAACAGCGCGGCGTCTACACAATTGGGTAGCGTTAGATGGCTCTGATTACATGGGTCTGGGAACAAACTTAAAATACTATATTGAAGAAGGCGGCGCGTACAACGACATCACCCCAATACGCTCAACCACTTCTGCTGGTGACGTTACGTTTGCCGCCACAAACGGCTCTAGCACAATAACAGTAACAGATTCCAATCATGGCGCCGTTACAGGCGACTTCGTTACTTTTTCTGGCGCTGTTTCTTTAGGCGGCGACATTACCGCTGTCGTTCTTAATATTGAGCACGAACTTACAGTAATTGATGCGAACACATACACAATAGATGTGTCCCCTTTTACAGCAAATGCCTCCGATACAGGAAACGGCGGCTCCTCCACTGTGGGTGAATATCAAATAAACACAGGCTTAAACTCTGCGGTTGGTGGTACTGGTTGGAGTGCTGGGCTGTATGGCGGTACAACTTCAGGGGCGCTGACTGCCCAGCTTAACGGCTCCATAACAAACTCTGACACAACAATAACGCTAACCTCCACTACTGGATTTCCTACCAGCGGTACTATTGCTGTAGATAGTGAGTTAATCGACTATACAGGCGTTTCTGGTAGCGACCTTACCGGGTGTACTAGAGGCGTGCGCGGTACAACTGCTGACTCTCACACAAGCGGTGAAACTGTACGTCTGGCTATTGGAAATACGAACTCATCAGACGATTTCTTCGGCTGGGGGCAGGCGGCTTCAGGCGGTGTTACTACACAAACTGAGCTGCGTTTATGGTCCCATGATAACTTTGGCGAAGATTTGTTAATAAATCCAATTGATAGCGGCATTTACTATTGGGACAAAACAAATACTTTATCTAGCCGCGCTGTGGATATAACGTCCTTGTCCGGCGCCAATAAGGCTCCAACAATAGCAAAGCAAATACTTGTCTCTGACCTAGATAGACATGTTATTGCCTTCGCCTGCGACCCGGAAGCTGGCGGCGCACAGGACAATTTGCTTGTTAGGTTCTCTTCTCAGGAGTCCTTAACAGATTGGGAAACACGCAGCGACAATACCGCTGGTAGTCTGCGTCTTGGTTCTGGCAGTACATTTGTTCAGGCTATTGAAACAAAGCGTGAAGTATTGATTTGGACAGACAAATCACTGCACTCCATGCGGTTTGTCGGTCCTCCATTCACCTTTGGGATACAGCAACTAGCCACTAATATCACAATTATGGGCCCGGAGGCGGCAATATCCACAGAGGACTTTGTGTTCTGGATGGGTAATGACAACTTCTATGTGTACGCAGGGCAAACAACACAGCTCCCATGTACTGTTCGTGACTATGTTTTCTTGGACTTTAATTTTGAGCAAAAAAACAAGGTTGTGTGCGGCGTTAACTCGCAGTGGGGTGAGGTAATCTGGTACTACCCGTCTGCCAGCAGCCAAGAAAACGACAGATATGTAATTTATAATTATCTTGATAAAGTTTGGTACTATGGAAACCTATCAAGAACAGCTTGGAAAGACAGAGGAATACGTCAGTACCCGATAGCGGCTGGCGAAAATGGCGGCTCAAGCTATTTGTATAACCATGAAATTGGTGTCGATGATGACGGCTCTCCTATGGACTCTTTCATTGAGTCCTCTCAAATGGATATGGGTGACGGTGACAACTTTGTTCTTACTCGCCGATTAATACCTGACCTGAAATTTGATGGCTCTAGCGCATCTAATCCTGTTGTAGATTTTACGCTGCAAACCCGAACATATCCTGGAGCCAGCTATAATCAGACAGAAACAGGAGCCGTCACTAGAACATCAACAACGCCTGTAGAACAGTGGACAAATGAGCTGGACATGCGGCTGCGTGGGCGCTCTTTCTCGATGAAGATAGAGTCTGATGATATAGGCGTTAGATGGAAGCTTGGCGTTCCACGAGTAGACTTACGGCCTGACGGGAGGAGATAATGGCGAATTCTCAGTCTGTAGCGCCGAGGCTGCCAAACGCCCCGAACAATTATGACGTTACTTTCATGTCAGATTTGATAAAATCTTTAGAGCTGTTTATAGCTCAGGAAAGAAATCCTGGTGAAGAGCGGTCTACAAAGGTAACTTTTACTGATTTACCCACTTCTGACACAGGGTTAGAGGCAGGGGCATTGTATAGAATCGGGAATGATGTTAAAATTTCCCTAGCAGACGTAGCGGTTCCTGACAGTTTGTCAGCGACAGCATCAATAGGCTCGGTAGTAGTGAGTATATCATAATGAATTTAGGCAAACTTATTAGAAAAGCGGCACCCATAGCATTGGGCGCCTTTGCGCCTGGTATTGGAGCCGCCATAGCCCCAGGTTTAACCCCTTTCATGCAAAGCGCCATTGCTTCTGGTGGTTTAGGCCTGTTGATGGGGCAAAAGCCTAAAGAGGCTTTGCTAAGCGGCGTTTTGGGCGGTGTTGCGTCTGGCATAGGCGGGCAGGCTAAAGTTCCTGTTAGCGGATATGATGACGCCGCAATGTTGGCTGCTCAGCAGGCGGCGCCCACTGGAAGAACAGTTGCAGAGCTGGCAAAAAGCGGAAAGATTGCCTCTACATCAGGAGGTGCTGGCTTTGGAGGGTTCTCTGGAGCGGCAAAAGCGGCAGAAGCAAAAACAATGTCTGGCGACTTGTTAAAGTCCTTAAACTTTGCGGGTGAAGGTGAAGGCAGTTTGCTGTTTAAGCTTCTTAACAGTCAAATGGGAGAAGGATTGGCCGCTGGCCTTTTGGCGCAGGCTCTTGCCGCAGAAGAAGAAGAAGCGCAGTCGCAATTTGAGTCCCGCCCGTTTGGTGCCTCATATGAAGGTCAGCAGTTAGCTGGGGGCCAGTTAGGTGGAATTAACTACGCTGATGGCGGGGAGGCTTACTTTCCGCGCCGTAATGGCGGTATAGACCCCTCTGAAGGGTCTGGTAAAAAAGATGATGTGCCTGCCATGCTTATGGCTGGTGAGTTCGTAATGACTCGTGATGCTGTAAAAGGCATGGGGGATGGCGACTTGCGTAAGGGTATAGGCCGCATGTACGATGTGATGGATAATCTTGAGAGGATGGCATAATGGCTACTCAAACCGTAGAACAGGTACAACGCCTTGCGCCCTACTTGGAGAGCCTTGAAAAGCGCGTTTTAGATACTGCTTTCGGAACCTTTAGTGGCGGCCAGCAAACAGCTCCCGGTCTTTTAGACAAGCCAATAAACCTTCCTCAGTATCAAGTCGCTGGCCTTGACCCTCTCCAGCAGCAAGCAGCCCAGCTAGGACAGGCTCAAGTAGGAACCTATCAGCCAGCGTTGCAGCAAGGCCTGGGCGCCGCGCAAGCAGGCATTGGTGCTTTAGGGCAAGGCGTTGCTATGCTTGACCCCTCTCAGGGCATTTCACAGTTTATGAACCCATACCAGAGCGCGGTTATTGACGAAATCAACCGTCAGGCAGCTATGGGAGCTCAAAAGGTAAAGTCTGGCGCGTATGGTGCCGGAGCATTCGGTGGCTCACGCGAGGGCGTGCAGTTGGCTGAAGGTGAGCGCGCTCGACTTGGCAAGGTCGGTGAGTTTTTGTCAAAGGGCTTTGATACAGCAGTACAATCATCTCAAAGAGCCGGACAATTGCTCGGTGGTATTGGTCAAGCGTTTGGCGGTGTTGGGGCGCAGACAGCAGACA